TGCGCGGCGGCCTCGGTATCGTTCATGGGCGACTCCAGCATGAGAATGGCGCAACCCTAGCGCGGCCTCGTGTAGCGCCGCGCGAAAAATCACCGCGCTGTGCGCGATAAACCTAGATCAAGCCACGTTACCAATACGGCAAAGGAATTGCCAAATCACGCTGGCTTGATAGCAATGGTCGCCGCCACCCACTCCTCACTCGCCGCCATGGTGAACGTCGCCGGATCGATGTTCGCTACCCTCAATGCCAGAACACACGAAGCAGCCGAGCACGTGGTCGTGCCGGTACCGCTTGGCGTGTAGGTCTGCCCTTCTGTCCATGGCCACCCTGTGGTCGCATCATCGTCATCCGCCCCATAGGCAGCGATCCAGTAGGTATCTGCCTCACCCCAGCTCGGCGCCAGGTTGGGCGGGTTCGGGGATACGCTCGTGCCGGTCGCCACGGCGATAGCGGGCGCGACTGCAGCATCGAACGTACCAGCCTGGAAGCGATGAACCTGGGCCGCAGCGTGCTCAGCAGCGCTGGTGACCAGGTCAACAGTGGTGCCATCCTCGGTGCCGGCGGCCAGCTTCCAGTACCAGCTAGAGCGCACCTGGGTGCCGCTGAGCGTGGTATTGAGCAGCGTCCAGCCTGCAGGCGTGGCCACTGTTGCGTTGCCATCGTTGACGAAGTGCATCAGCAGCAAGTCGCCAGGCTCTACCACTGCCGGCATGGCAACCAGGTGCGCGGTCGTGTCGGCACCAAAGGCGGTTGGTGTGACGCTCAAGCGGATAGGCGGTGCAGTGACCAGGCCTAGGCGCGCGACAGTAATGTCGTGCGCTTGAAGGCTGTACACCCCACCCCGCACCGAATCAACGACCACGCGCAGCGGGTTGAAGGGGCCACCGTCACTGATCTCGGTACCCAGGAGATAGGTGTACGAAGTGCCGGCCTGCTGAACTGTGCGGCGCAGCGTAGTGCCACTGTAGAAGCGGAACCGGTACTCAGTGCCAGCCTCCGGGCCGATATCGCCCTGCAGCGTGTCGATCAGCTGATCGGCCTGCAGGAGGCGGTCACGGTGAGAAACGCTGACGGTCACCTCGCCGGTTACCTCGGTCGGGTAGCTCGCACCGTTCAGGCGAAGATTGCCGGGCGGATATGGCAAGGCCTGGCGGCCAACCAGGGCCAGCGTGTCGGTACCGGCCAACTCGGGAGCCAATGTGCCCGAGCTGGTGACGGTGCGTAGCCGAACCTGGACGCTCACCCCGGAGGAGTACTCGGTGGGGTCTTCGCCCACATAGTCCTCAAAGAACCATACCCGCGCCCCGGCGCTGTGTGCAGCCGGCACGGTATCCACGCAACCACGGGCGATAGTCACGCTGAGCGTTTCCAGGTTGATCGCATCGACCCGCACGACCTCATTGTCGATCAATGCCGCGCTGCCCACTTCAACGAGGTCCAGGTTGTCAGGGGTACTGAGCTGGATGATGGTAGGGCCGGCCCCAGAGGAGATGCCGGCGACCAGCAGCCCGGTTGGGCAAAAGTCGCCTGGGCCCACGCGCACATACGCGGCCGAGCCCACGCGCGACTCGACCGCAAAACCCAGCGACAGGGATGTTGGCTTGATGGCCAGGGCAGCGATAAAGGCCGTGGTCTGGTCGACCAGGTTGAGGTTGGCCGCGTCGATGGTCTGCACCAGGTCACGCCAGGTGACCTCTGTCAGCCTGCGAATGGCAACCGGCGCCGGGGCTGTATCCGGCGGTACCCAGCCACCAGGCTGCGGCGGGGTCATGCTGGTGGCTGGCAGGCCGAAGACGTCCTGCACGGCCGTGATGGTGATCTTGCCATCTGCCAGGGTGCCGTCTTCGAAGCGACCAGCCCTGACCACCATCACCTCGATGCCACGGCTCAGGCTGCGGATACGGAACGGCGCACCGGGCTTGATGTTGCGGCCGCGCCTGTCCAGCTGGACCTTGAAGCGCTTGAGGCCGATCGACCGCGCCCGAAGATCGCGCACAGCCACCCGGCCAGCAAGCTCAGCAGTGGGAATACCGGGGTACTCGATGGTGACAGACAGCTGCTGGCCAGCGGCCTGGATCGCGGCCAGGCTGCGCTCGCGCTTCTGCCTGCTGGAATTGTCGATCGGATTACGCCACTTGATGATGACTTCGTTGGCGGCGCCAGCGGTGGCAGAGTTGTCGTCTTCGGTGATCGACAGCAGCCCGCTGTCCTCGTCGAACAGAGGCAGCGACTCGGGATCGTAGTCGTCGCGCACCAGGGTCAGCTCGAACTCGCCGGTCTGGCGGCTGACGAACAGGTTGCCGCCGATGTGATCGAGCACGTGGCTGACGAATGTCGAGAGGCTGTCCTGACGCACCCAGCGCAAGCACAGGCCGAAGCCTTCAGCGTGCAGCACGTCGGCGGCCGCCCGAAACGACGCATCATTGAGGCGGCTGCGATCCATCGCGCCGCCCCAGTCACGGTTCGTCAGGCACTCATAGATGATGTGCGCAGGGTTCATCGCCTTGATCGCGCCGCCAGCCATCTCGATGACGCACCGCTCGGGGTACCAAACCCCGCCATCCCAGCCCGTCAACGCACGCCGCACGCGCATCTTCCAGGCCTTCGGATATGGGTTCATGCTGGTGACTAGGCCGTCATAGAACAGCGTACACACGCCACGGAAAGCCGGTACCAGCCCGCCAAGCATCGCAGCCAATGAGGCGTTAACCGGCTGATCCGCCGCGCCCATCATCACGTCGAGGGAGCCACTGATGCCGCCTTCGCCATCGTCACCGCCGAACAGTTCGGGCGCGTTGATCCTGATGCGCTGGTTGCTGGTAACGCTGCCGGTCCATGCGCGCTTGCCGCCTACCTCGATCGCAACCAGCTCGTCTATCGCCTTGCCGATACCCATGTGGATGCCGAACAAATAGCGATAGCCAACCTTGACGGCCTTCTTACTGCCCATCACCCACCTCCTGCCGCGCGAACTCAACCAGGTGCAATGCCATGGCATCACCGGTGGCGATCAACTTGCTGGCTGCAATCCCGCCATCACGCACAATCTGCGCCCAGTCCAAGCCGTACTTGGCCGCCAGGGCGCGCCCGCCCTTATGACAGAAGCCTGGCCGGCTGCCGAAACCCGGCACGCTGTGCATGTGCTCCAGGGTCACAAACAGCTCATCGTCGCTGATCACTTCTTGCCACCCTTGGTCTTGATGGGCTGGGTGCGGTAGTTGCCAACGCCCAGCACCATCCAATCCTCTGTCCAGTTGTCGCCGAAGAACACGCACTGAGGCGTGCCTTCTGCGAACTGCGGGAAGCTGAAGTCCTCGAACGCCACCGGCTTGGGTGCCGTGGTCTTGGGGCGGTTCTTGTACGAGACGTAGGCGCTGATGGCCATGATGGCGATATACGCCCAGGTATACGGGTCCATGACTATCTCCTAGAAGACCGGGTCGCCGTCGAACGGCGAACGGCCGGGCAGGTGCGGGAAGCCGCCGTGGTTGGGGTGATTGCTGTATCGGCTGTTGCAGATCTGGATGGTCTGGTCGCAACCGGGGTAAACCCGCAGCGTCTGGCCAGGCTGCAGGCCGGCTGTGCCACCCAGCAGTACCAGGTTGCTGCCGCTGTGCCGCTCGATGCTGCGCATGTCGTACTCGCCAGACCCTATCGGCCACTCAACCCAACCAGCGGTGAAGTAGCCATCGGGATAGCCAGCGAAGGCCCCGTTGATGATTGCGGCACCGGTAATGCCCTGGATCAGAGCCGAGATGCGGTATAGGTCACGATTGACGCCGCACCACACGCTGTAGAGGGCGTGGGGGCAAGGCGGCTCCCAGCCTTGCCGCAGGCCTTGCATGGTCATGCGCGCAGAGAGTGGCTGGCAGACCAGTTGTGCCTGGTCACGCTTGGGCCAAGACACGCTCTGAATACTGCCGACCCAACTCACTACCTGCTCGCTCTCGCCTTCATGCCGGTCGAAGATGGTCAGCGCGATCTCGCTCGATGGCGGCACGCCACGGAACAGGCTGGCGACCTCCAGATCAGCCGGGGCGGTGATCTTCAGCAGCTCGACGCTGGCCTCGCCGGTTTGCCGAATGCCGTCATCCGCAATGCCACCACGCACGGTGCGGAAAACCTGAGTGCCAACGGCCCGGTCCCGATCGCTGCTGGTGTACAGCCAGCGCATCACGCCACGGGCGAACTGATAGTTGCGATATGGCGCGCCGTCATCGAGCGAGAACTCGCGGCTATCAAAACTCATCGTCACGCTCCTCGCGAAACGCCGTTGCCCAGGCGGCAACGCCTTCGCTGTCTGTCATGTGCTCGATATTCTGGGTATCACTCTCGAAGCGCATCAGGTTCATCCAGCTGATTCGAGCGACGTCTGCAGGCAGCAGATCGCTGCCCAGTGCTGCGTCGAGGGCCAGGCGCTCGGTCTGGCCATCCAGCTCGGTGGCGCCGACGATCCGGCGCATCAGCACCGTGCCATCCCAGCGCTCGATACGGATGTCGCGGCGCCCAGGCTTGCCGTTGCTGAAGCGGGTGTAGCCGATGTTGGCGACGTCGATGGTGGTGGCCACCGCAGTGGCAGGCGCGAGCAGCGTCAGGTCATCCATATGGGTCGGCACCCACACCACCTTTTGCCGACCATCCATGCCGTAGATGAACGAGCGCACCAGGGCGCGAGCCTCCCTGCCAAGATCAAGGTGGCGCTGGCCGAGCACCTGCAGGGCGCGTCTGGCTGTATCGGTGATCAACGGCTGGGCAAAGCCGCTGTCCAGCGTCGAGCGCAGGCGCTGCGCAGCATGAGTGAGGTTCTCGGTATCGTCCGGCCGGCGATCCCATACCGGGCGGCCTCTATATAAAGTGGCAGGCAACCACTTCGGCCAGTCGCAAACCTCGACCACCAGGAAGCGCACCTCGGCCTCGATGAGCCGGTCGGTCAGCTTGTTTAACGATGGCTCCTCGAGCAGCTGAGCCGAGCGAGCCGGATACAGGCGCGACCCGGCTGGCCAGGCCAACTGGGTGTTGCGCTTCAGCTGCAGTCCATTGGGGAGTACTTCGAGGATCTCGACGGTCTCGCTGGTGAAAGCATCCTCGCCACGCAGCATGGCCAGGCCGCCGTTGCGGAAGTCGAGCCACTGGGTGCTGCAGGGGATGAAGTCGACGTCTGCGGCAATGCCGGCATCGAGCAGCTGGATATCGGGCCAGATCGGAATCGACCAGATGCGATCGCTCCAGCCAAACAACGCGAGATCGAGCAGCTGACGCTCGCGACCCTCGGCATACATTGCGCCATTGAACTCACGACGCGGCGAGCCGCGCAGCTTGCGGCGCTGGCTCACCCCGGACTCACTCTGCAGGATATCAGTGGCGGCGGTGAGCCCCTCGACTATGCCGTCGCCCCAGTCCGGCACGAAGGTCCACGCGATGATGCGGTTGGCGGTGATGCGCAGGCCGGCCTCGCGACCGTTGTCGAACTCCCAGGTAACGACCGTATCGAGCACCGGCTGGCCATCCGGGGTGACGGTGAGCTGCCAGGTCAGTTCCTTCAGCGCTGGGAACAACAGCGGCGGATCGGGCTGGCCGCTGAGCAGCAGGCCCTCATCCGTGCGGCCAATATCGACCAGGGTGCGCGGCTCAAGAAACGCGTTCCAGAGGAAAACAGGCTGCGTCTGTGCGGAAACGACGTTACCGAGATCGAGGCGCAGGGGGCTGATGTGGATGCGGTGGTAGAGATCGCCGCTGTAGGCTTGCGCTAAAGCCCCATCTATTGTTTGACCATGAGCATCAACGGGCCAATTAGTGATCAGCTGCTGTACGGGGGACGCATCCATCAGAGACTCGCTAGTAGGCCAACCAACGATGCCGGAGAAGCTTTCAATGTCCCCTGTAAGATTTATGTTTCGATCAGGATTAAGAAGGGAGGCCGCTGCGAACGAGGGAAGTAGTGCCACGCTCAAGCTCCGTCATATCGAATGGCCCAGCCAAACGTGCCAGTGTGATCTACCTGGCTACCTCCATCCCGTGCAGCGGAGTTCTTTAAGTAAAACGGATAGACGATCCACTCGTCCGCCCCCAGGGTGATGATTTGTTCCGGCTCGTAGTTGTCGATTCGCACATAGCGAGAAAACCGCAGATCAACCACCAAGGAACACTTAGCCGACGCCCTCCATACATGTCCTTGAATAGGCATCAATGGGCTCTCGCCGTTCCAAAGTGATGGGCTCCTTCCCACGTTTGGAACTGCAGCACGAATGGCGTTGAACGCGCCGGGAGACACCTGGTCGGCTTTTCCAGACCAGCCCTCACCATCTAGGTTTGCATGTATGCAATCCTGCAGTGCCGCCAGCGTGCCTGGACTTCTAGAGGTGCCCCAGAAAACACCATGTAATCCGGAATTTACCTGCGTGTTAGCGTTGCCGCCGCCAGTACCTGTTCCGCCAGAGTCAGGGGTCATCGTGTACCCAGAATTGGTTCCAGTTACATATCCGCCTCGTGCAGACCCGGTTAGCCACAGCCCCGTCCCAGGAAGAGGTAATGCTGACACGCCAAACGCGATATAGCCGAACCGATCAACGCTATATCTGACTACAAGATAGATTTCGTCCGGGTCGGTGAAAGCGTGGATCTTGTAGCTGGCCGGGAAAACCACGTCGGCAAACCTTGAATTGGACCCAGGCCGCCCGAACCTCGGACAGACACCCGAGGCGCCTGCAAGGGAAGCTCCAGACTTACCAGTACCGCCTTCTATGAGAAGCCCAGGCCCCTGCACTGTAGAGGTGGTTTCACTGACGAACGGCCTCACGTATGCAGCCCCTTTCGAGAGAATCCCGTCCGCCCAGGTCCACCCAGCAAGAGTCGCGGCGTTAACCAAAGCTGAATGCAGATCTTCAAAGGAGTTCGCGCTACCTGAATAAAGGGCCATTAGTCCATCCTCAGCGCGTAATAGTCATTGAATCCGTTTCTGCCAACATCCTGGATTACGACCCAAGTCTTGCCGTCGATATCAACGGTATTTTCCACCGCGTTGTTAAAACCGGTGATATGCCTGATCCCATCTAACTCGCCATAAACGCCACTACCATCACTCAGCGAAACTGCATTCAGTGGATATTGGCCGACTGTGTCGCGCTGTTGCGTAGTCGCACCGGCAAGATGGTTGTTGTTCCAGGGGTAACATTCGGGTTGCCTCCAAGTGCCATCGTTAAAGCGCATACGCATATTTGCGCGACCGCCTTTGTAAGGAATCGAATGGCTGGTGTCGCTAAATCGCGTTGCCGGGGCGCCGGCTAGCATGCCAGCCGCGATCACCGGATAGGGGTATTGGCTGGGACGCGCGTACGGCAGGAACTTGCCGACGTAGCAACTCTCGTACACCGGGGTACCGACCTTCATGGCCAGGGCGATACGCTGCGGGTTGAGGGTCAGCCAGTAGTCGATGCGGTTGTTGTGCGCTGGCACGCCAGAGATCATGGCGCCGGGTTGAGTATCGAAGGTGTTTCCCGGTACGTAGCCGGTAAAGGCTGCAGCAACCAGGTTGTAGTAGTCATCAGCTGCATTCTGGTAAGTGCGGAAGCCGACGAAGATCTCCTCCTCGCCGGTGTAGCCCACGCCCTTGAGGATCAACTCGCGGTCGGCCGGCACCGTGTCATACCGCAGCACCGTCCAGCCGTTCGCGGCGGCGAAGTCGCGGATGGTCTCCAGCATCTTGTAGTGGGCGAGTACGCCGCCCGAGTTGTCGACGAAGCTGATTTGATGAGGCATCAGGGGTTCAGTCCTAGGATTTGGCGGAACTTACCCGGCTCGCGGGAGATGGCCACGGCGATCGCCTCATTGCCGATCGGGCCGGACATCACGTCGCCGATCCGGTTCGGATCGTCGACCAGGTAGAAGTTCTGCTTGTTGTTGAGGGTGGCGCCGGCAGCCTTCGCCGGCTCGGCCAGGCGGGTGTTTGCCAGCCCAGGGGATGGCAAGGCCGGCGCCGGCACGCCGGCAAGGCCACCGGTGTTGTGGTGGAAGGCTGATTGAAACGCCCAATCATGCAGCGCCTGCATGCCGCGTGCGTTGAAGTCCAGGAGGAAGTCGGTCGCACCAGGTTGCATGGCCGAGGCGGCGCGGATCACCACCTCCTCGGTCGAGAGCGCGGCAAGGATTGAGTCGCTGGTGGGCGTGCCTGGCCCCTTGACCTTGCCACCCTCGGCGAAACCATAAGCACCGGTGTAGGTACTGGCTCCAGCAGCACCGCCAGCGCCACCGCCGAAATACGCACTGGCACCCGAGGCGATGAGACCCAACCAGCCAGACCCACCCGACGAGCCCGAGCCGGTGGCGCCGCTGACGCCATTGGCCGCTGCGAGGCTGGCGGCAGCGGTCTGAATGGCTGCCGCGCCGGTCATCAGCGTGGCGCCGGCAGCGCTCAAAGCGCCTGCAGAAGTAGTTACCGCCGCCGCCCCAGTGGTGAGGCCAGCGCCATCCTGACCACCACCGCCAAACAGCCCCATCACACCACCGGTGATGGACTGCGCCAGGTTCTCGGCCGCCATGCGGGTCAGCGCATCGAGCACGCTCTGGCCAAGGGCGGTAACGGCCTCGCGCAGGGTCATGGTGCCGCGTGCCAGGCCTGTGAGGGCTTCGGTGAGGCCGGTGGTCAGGCCATCACGCAGCGTCTCCTGCAGAAGCGTGGTGGTGGCCATCAGGCGTTGGGCCTGGGAGTCCAGGGCGTAAAGCGCCTGGGCAGCTGCCTCGCCGACTGCACCAGGTTGCGCAGCCAGCTCGGCCAGCACCGGGCGGATCTGTTCGAGCTGGGCGTAAGTCTCGCGGTGGATCTCCAGGATGCGTTCACGCGCCTGCAGCTCGGTGATCAGCCCGGCATCCTGTTGAACGTTGACCGACTGCTCCTGGCGCTGCTGCTCGGCCAGGATGCGATCCATCTCGCGTTGCACGTCGTCGACGCGCACCTTGGCTTCGGCTACAGGGATCAGCTTGTCCAGCCACGCCAGACCGGCTTCGTTGCCGGCCTTCTCGAACTCAGTACGCATGCCCGCGAACTTGGTGCGGATCTCCAGCAGCGCAGCATCGGTCTCACGGCCCGAGGCACGCAGGAACTCAGCCTCAAGGCCGACATTGGTGCGGGCGTTGGCGTCGGCCTGGCGCTGTGCCTCGGCGGCATCGATCAGAGCCAGCGCAGCATCGGCCCGCGCACGCATGGCGCCGGTCAGGCCCTTTTCGGCGAGTTCGTACTGGCGCACCTCGGCAGCGGTGAGGCCTATCTTGGCGGCCTGGTCTTCCAGGCCCTGCACGTAACTCAGCTGCTGGCGAACGCTCTGCTCGGTTGCACGCAGCGCGGCCTGGGCAGCGCGTTCTTGCTCGCGCAGGGCGGCAGTGGCCTTGCGCTGTTCTTCAGTGGCTGCACGCTTGGCATCGGCTTCGGCCTGGTTGGCCTCGCGCTGCTTATCGGTGGCTTCAGCCGCCTCCAGCATGCGCTTGCCCAGTTCGCTGGTGGCCTCGATGTTCTGTTCCTGCATCACCCGCTGCGCGCGCTCAACGCTGGTCAGGTTCTGCAGGCTCTGCAGCTGAGCCTCGGCACTCTTCACGAATGCGTCGCCGGCCTTGGTGCGCTCCTGGGAGGCTGCGATGGCCTCGCGCTCGGCCTCTGCCGCGTCTGCCGTCTGTTTTGCCTGCTCGTCACGCAGGCGAATCTGCTCGCGCAGGCCTTCTTCCTCGGCAGCCAGGCGCGCTTCCAGCGCCGGATCGATGCCACCGCCGACTCGGTCGCCACGCACGCCGATCATAGCGGTCTGCCGTTGACGCGCCACCTCGGCGAGCTTGTCTTCCAGGGTGTCAGCTCGGCCAATGTCGAGCATCGCATCCCAGGCTTCTGCGGCCACATTCTTGACCGCCTGCCAGGCAGACTCGACCAGCCCGAGGTTGCCAGCGATATCGGCGGCCCGACTCTGCATGGCTTCGGCCAGGGCCTCCATCGCCACCTGTGCCGCACCAGCCTGATCGCCCTGGGCTTCCAGGGCGGCGATCTGCTCGTATACGGCCAGGGTGAGGTAGTTGTACTGCTCGTTGAGCTTGGCGGATGCCTCGGCCGGCTCCTCGGCCAGCTTCTTGAACTCGTCGACCGTGGCGCTGACAGCGCGGCCGATGCTGTTCTCCATCACCACAGCAGTAGTCGCGATGAGCTGGATCTGGTCGGCGGTGAACTTACCTGCAGCAGTTACTTCAGCCAGCGCTGCTGCAGCTTGGCGCTGGGTACCGGAGACCGCATCAATCTGGCGGGCCATTGCCGCCAACTGGTCAGCCGAGACGCCTGCCGAATTTCCCGTCAGGGCAATGGCCTTTTCATATTCGTAAGTCTCGGCCGCGCCCTGAACGGCCGCGATCACCGTCGCACCAATCGCAGCAGTGACACTGGCGATGGCCAGCGTCAGCGGATTGATGGTGCTGACCAGGGCCCGGCCGGCGTTGGCCCACCCGCCGAAGCTGTCGCGGATCTGGCCACCTTGCTGCACGGCCACCAACCACACCGGCATACCGCTGGCCAGGCTGGTGGTGATGTCGGTGATCTGCATCGGCAACTGACGCATGGCCTGCTGGTACTGCCCAGCCGTGATGCCGGCGACGCGCATCGCGTCCGTGGTACCGCCCAGGCGCTGACGCTGCTCCTGCAGCTTGGTGTTGAAATCGTCGAAGGTGTCCAGGTCGATCTGGCCGGAGGCGCGCGCGCGGCGCAGTTGCTGCTCCATGTTGTCCAGCTCGTCCAGCTTGCGGATCACCGGATCGATCTTGCCGAGCAGCTGCTGCAGCTCCTGGGCCTCTTTCTCGGTGGCCGCTGCGGCTTGAGCGGCGGCCTCGGCAGCACGCAGATCGGCCTGGGCCTTCTCCTGGGCGGCGCGCTCGGCGGCGTGGTAGGCACGCATCGACTCGTTCTGAGCCGCAGCGGTTTCCTGCCAGTTGGCGCCCGCCAGGCGCGTGGCATTGGCGCTTTCCATCATGCTGGCCGCAGCAGCGTCGGCGGCGACCTTTTGCTGTACTGCTGCCTCGGCGATACCACGCAGGCGCGCCGCTGCCTGCTCTGCGGTCTCGCCCAGGTGATTGAGTTCAGCGCTGGATGTTGCTGCGCCCGCGCCGACCCCCTCAACGGTCTGAGCAAGCCCCTGCAGCTCGCGCTGGCCTTGTTCAAGCTCAGTCTTGAGGCGCAGAGCAAACTCGATATCACCGCGATTGTTCATCGGTCAGCATCCAGATGGGTGGGATGCCGACATGCTCGCGCGCGCGAGGCTAGATGTAATTTTGACGAGGCAAAAGCATGCACAGCCAGGCGCATCTAACGATATAGATGCACCTGGCTGTCTAGATGGCGGCTAGTTACCCGCCGCCAGGGTTCGGGTGTTACTTACAGCTCGGGAGAGTCGCCTTTCAACTGCTCGATCGCCTCACGGCATTCCTGCGAGGTGGTGCGCTGCAGCTCGGCCTGGGCGACGTCGCCGGCCTGCTCGCTGTAGGGTTGGTTATGTTCGGCAATCTCTGCAGTACGCTGCAGCTCGGCAATGGCCTGTTTCATGGTGCCTCCTACGGCAACAGCTCTTTGAAGTGCTTGTTGGCGACCTCGCCACCGGCGAAGGCCATGTTCATGTCCTTCAGCATCTCGGCACGTTCCGTGCGCCGCTGACGCTTTTCAGCCTCGAAAAACAGCAGGATCTGCCGCTCGGTGTATCGACCTATTCGCTCGACGTCGCCGTATCCGGCGCGGATGAGACAGGCGTAGACGTCTGCCCAGCGCGCTGCTTTTCCGCCTCGGCCGCGCGGTAACGCTCGGCCAGAATCCGGCTTAGGGCGCGCCGATAGAAAAAAGGGCCGTTGGCCGTCCACCACTTGTAAAGCAGGGCATCGCCTTCGTCCTGGTCCTTGAGCGTGCGCAGCTCCTCGACCTCGATGTCGGCCGAGGTGGCTACCGCCTGCAGGACGTCGCCCAGGTGCGCAACGACCAGCTCCATGATCTGTTCCAGGGGCGGCACCGATTCGGCCTTGATCAGCTCGTACAGCCCCTCCAGGAAGGGCTTGAGCTGCTGGCGAACCTGCAGGCCCTCGACGAAGCCGTACTCGCGCACGGTGACGATGCGGCCGTTCAGCTTCGCCTCCAGGTTGGGGTGAAGTTTCTGCAGGTCATCCGCGCCCTCGGCCGCTGGGGCCTCGGGCGCGGTGATGATGCCTTGCTTCTTCTTGCGCTGGGCCATGATCAGGCAGCCATCTCAACGAAGCGGCCAAACTGACCCAGGTCGCCCGAGGCCGGCTTGCTGGAATCCAGCAGCGTGGTGAAGGTCACCGGCGAGCCAGCCAACTGGTTACCACTGGTGATCAGCGAGAGTTGCTGCAGCAGGCCGGCGCTGGTCTTGTACAGCTCGACCAGGACCGGTGCGCCGTTCTCGGCCAGGTTCTTGCCCTTGAATTTCAGGGCGTAGTTCTTGTCAGTACCGGCCAGGAACGCGGCCTGCTTGGTTGCGCCATGGCTGTATGCGGCCAGCAGTGGAAAAGTCGGCGCGGGGCTGGTCGGCAGGGTGAGGATCTCGACATCACCGAAAATGTCGTAGTCGTAGTGAGTACCACGCACCAGCGTCGCCGGGGTCGGCGTGAGGCTGTCGGTGATCACCAGGTCGGTCACATTCATGTAGTCGAGCGTGATCAGTTCACCATCCTCCACTGGGTTGGGCAGTTGCTCGCCAGTCACGGTGCCGGCGATCTGCGCGCTCATGCGGGAGCGGGTGAAGCGGCCAACGTTGTCGGTGTCGAGCTGGTGCATGGTGGCGTTCCAGGTCATCCCAGCCTCTTTACCGAAGTCACGCACCATGGCGTTGACGCCGCTGAACGACTCGCGGTGCTGAACGCGGGTTTCGTTGCCCTGACCGGTCAGCTCGGATACATCACCCAACCAGACCCAGTCGCCCAGGACACCGCCTGCGCCGATCTCGGCAATCCAAAGCTTGCCTTGGCCGAAGTAGTAAGACTCAGACATTGTGCACCTCGTTATTCGGCAGCCGGAGCGGCGGCGTCGGTAGTTTCAGGGGCGGCAATCACACCAGTGCGGATCAGGAAGTCACGCTCGGGTGCGGTCACGTTGATGGTCGCGCCTTTGGGGTGATCCTCGCCGGCATGCTTGTGCGGTTTGGCCAGTTTCACCTTGTGCAGCTCGGGCTTGGCAGCCGGCTTGGCTGCGGTTTCGGGTTGCTTGCTCACGGGTTGCCCCCTAGTACGTGGGTTGTGGTGTAAATGTCGATCCAGAGCACACGGTCGCTGTCGCTATCGAGCACCTGGCCCTTGAGCCAGATGCAATCCTTCCAGCCGGCTGGGGCCCAGCCGATAAGTGCCTCTCGGGACTTACCGACATACGTCATCACTTCATCCTTGGCCGCGTCCGCATGCAGGTCGCGGTAGTTCTTGGCGCAGATCACCACGCCGAACACGGCAGCAGCTGCCGCCTTGCGCCGAGGCTGGCCGCCATCGGCTGCCGGGTTGGTCTCGGCAGCCAGCACCACCCAGCAATCGCCGGTGCGGAAGTCCTGCAGACCCTTGAGCGTGTGATACGCGGCGGCGCCGTTGACCTGGTCGAAGTCCGGCACCTGGTCGCGCAGGCGATTCTCGACGAGCGTGGTATCCAGGGGCGCGAAGTTCATCAGTACGCCCTCCGGCTCTTGCGATCGAACACGCTCGGGGCGGACTCGAAGCGCACGTCGAGCAGATCCGGGTTGCTGGCGATCGGGTCTTCAGCGCCCAGGCTGAACTTGCCCTCGGCGACCAGGCCCAGGAACTTCAGCGCATCCTTGTAGTTGCGCACGATCGGGTCGTTGTCCTCTTTACCGCCGCGATCCTTGTGCAGCAGGTAGCGGGCGATGTCGCGCGTCCAGCCGGTGACCAGTTTCGGTACCGGGCTGAGCGGCAGCGGGTAGCTGCGCTTGGCCAGGTAGCCGTCAATCAGGCTTTCAGCCTCGGTGACGGCGTCCTGGATGCGCTGCAGGGCATCATCCGCAACGGCGACCAGGTCAGGCTCCCAGGCGCTGCGGTCAGCGCCGCGCAGGGTGGCCTCCATCAGATCGGTGGCCACCGCGCGCACGCCTTCCTTGGTGGCCACCTGGGCCAGTTCGCGTGCGCCTGGGCGTTCGGCCAGGTCGTCGAGGGTGATGTAGTTCATGGGTCAGTACACGCGCTCGCCGACACGGCCGGAGAAGATGCCGCGCTCAACCTTGATGTTGGGCTCGTTCTCCAGCTGCTCGATCTGCTCGGCCGTCAGTGCGTCCAGGGCGATGCCGAAGCCCTCGCGGGTGAAGCGGTAGCCGCAGCGGCGGAAGCCCTGCTCGGGAATCGCCACCACCCACAGACCTTCGATATCGCCGTCATCGTCCAGGCCATCAACAGCATCAGTGGCATTGCCACCTGCAGGCGATGCTGCTGCCTGCGCCTCCGCACCTGGTTGATTCACAACGGCATCGCCCACAGACGCCTGGGGCGCGGCAGATGCCGGTTGGCTGGTGGCGGCCGCCGTATCAGGTGCGGCCGGGGCGGTATCGGTCGGGGCGTCCTGCCCCATGGAACCGTTCTCCAGAACGGATGCTTCATTCGCAGGTTGTTCGGTGCTGGCCGGCTCGGTCACCTGAGCCAGTGCAGCGTTCTCAGTAGATGCCGCCGGCTGGTTGTCCAGCTGTTCGGCGGCCGCAGGGGCAGCCGCTGGGGCTGCCTTTTCTGCGCTCTTGGTCGACGCCTTTGCAGGCGCCTTGGTGGTGGACCCTTTACCAGCCATGGATCACCTCCATCAGGCCAGCCACGGGGTGACGAGCACGTCGACCACGTCGCGGTTGATGTTGGTGGCGCCGGCCGCGTTGCGCTCGGCCTTGACCACTTCCAGGGCGGTAGCACGCATGCTTGGCGGCACTACCAGCAGCTTCGGACGGATACCCAGCGGGCGTGCGTTGTCGCCCTTGAGTTCCTGCATGGCGGCATAGGCCGCGTTGAAGCTGTCGGCAGTCAGCGCTTCCTTGGAGGCGTAGGCCAGCTGCCACAGGCCGTAACCGACGTTCAGGCGGGCATCCACACCCCACACGAACTCCTTGCGGTCGAACACGTTGGAGTCGGTCTCGCCGGTCTTGGAAACGAACTGATAGTTCTTGCGCTTCTGCAGGATGATCGGCCGCATCATGCGAGTGACGTCCAGCAGGAACCACGGCGTGCCGCTACCACCCTGGAAGTTGCTCACCGACGTTTCCTGGCCGTTGGCGCCGATCACCGGGTGGTCGGTATCGAAGAAGAACTGGCCGTCGTAGCACTTGCCGGTGAAACCGTTTTTCAGATGGGCATAAACCAGCTCGGCCGGGTGCTCCTTGGCGTCCTGGCCCAGTTGCGCCATCAGGGTGTTGTAGGTGCCGTACTGATCGTCCTCGATCGCCTCGCGGGGCACGCCCACGGTGTTCTCGAAGGTCTTGTTCTTGATGCTGTAGTCATGCAGCGCCAGGTTCTGGATCACGCGGTCGCCCAGCCACTCACGGAAGCGGGTGGTAGCGCCCAGCCAGCCGTAGGTTTCGATGGCGGTGCCGGACTGCACTTCCATCACGATCTGGTCATAGTCGATCACTGCGCCCTGAAATGCGCCCTGGAACGACGCCTTATAGCCGGTATGCAGGATGGAGAGGTTTTGCTTGTTGATGATCATCTGAGTCTTGCTCCTTAGATCTCGACCCAGACGCCATCGCTATCCACATCGCGGATAACGCCGGCAACCGAGCGGGTGTTGGTGGCGGAGGTCTTGGCGACCGTCTGGTCGTCGACGATGTAGGCCGTGGCGCCGATATCGGCACGAGTGATCTCGTCGGCCGAGGCGCTGTTGACGAACGGGAACACGCCACGGCGGGTTTCCACGCGCAGATCACCGGCGGCACCGGCGGAGTTGTCGACGTACTCCTGTGCAACCCCACGGGCTCTCAGGGTGGCGGAGGTGCTGCCCGGTACGGCAAAACCCGAGGCGTTGATGCACACCAGAGCACCAGCGAAAACCTTGGTGCTGGCGGCTACCGGGTCGGAGTACTGCACGCCATCACGGCGCTTGGTGTTGCGGTCTTTGGCTAGCGCGGTCATGGCTTATTGCTCCTCTGCCTTGGCGGCCTTGAATTGCTCGGTGGTCAGGCCCATGGCCGAGCAAACAGCCAGCTCGTCCTGGGTCAGGCCAGTTTTCTCGTCCGCCACCGGCGGTTTGCCTCCGGTCTGGCTACCGGTGATGGCCGCGATGGGCTGAGCCTTGTCCAGGTAGGCAGTCAGCGCTGCGCGGTTGTTCTTGCCGAGGTCGCGCGCCCATTCCTCCATGGTCTTGTGCAGGCGACCATCCTCCAGGGCGCCCTGGATCTGGCTGTCGAGATCCTTCTCGTCGCGCTCACCCAGGCGGGCGGTCAGGGCGGCCATCTCGGCTTTCAGCCCGTCGACGACCGAGAGCGGCACGAACTGCGCCGGGTCGACACTGGTAGCGGCCTTGGCCTTGAGGCCGGTGCAGGCTGCCAGGACGGCCTTGCCATCAGAGGCTTCGCCTTCACCCAGCAGCTTGCGCAGGTCGTTGTTGAATGCAGTGAGCGCGGCGATGGCCTGCTCTTCGGTGGTTTTATCGGCCTGCAGGCCGAGCGCGGCACAGACCGCCAGCAGCAGTGGGTTCACGGGGTTTTCCTCTGGGGAGTCATCGAAACAGCCGAACGACGCGGCGGCGCGCAGGCTGAGTTCCTGCATGCCGTCGATTGCCGGGGCATTGGTGAGCGCGCCCATCTGCACGTCCAGGACGTCGCCGGTGGTCGGGTGGTAAAGGAACACGGGGGAGAAATACTGGTACTCGCCCTCGGCGATGTACTGCGCGGCGCGGGCGGTCAGCTGCACCTGGGCGAACAGGCCTTCACCTTCACGCCACTGCAGATCGGTGTACCAACCTGCAGCGGGTGCCGGCTGACCGTTCTCTTCCTTACGCAGGGTCTGGTGCTCGTAGTCGACCACGCGCTTGTTCTTGGTCGCACGGAAGCGCTCGATGACCTTGGTGGCCACCGCCTGATCGATATGCCAGGCCGGCACCTTGATTTCACGACCATCCGCTGGCTTGAAATGACCCGCAGGGGTCACCTGCAACCAGATAGTGTTGTCGTCAGCGACCGAGCCCAGCGAGTAACTGCAGGCGGCGAGTGCAACGGCGAGAGGGAGGCGTTTTGTCTTCATGCCGGCAGCTTGGCGCTGCGGGCCGGGCAAGTAATTTTGACGGGGCAAAAATCTTTCAGGGGGGAGTTTTGCAGCGATACGCGCGAAGGTGAGTCACTGCCACCCCGCCTACCGTGTTTATAAACGCCCAAACAGCCCCGGAAAGGGCCAGAGGCAGCCCGACGCGTACAACGGCAGCCCCCAAACGCCTCCAGGGGCCTTCCTGGCGCGTTTTGGCGTTATGCGGAATTTGGCATCAGGTAACGGGTGGCGATGCCGGCGATGGCGTAGTTGTCGTCGTCGCTGATACCCAGCCAAGGGCGCGCCGGGATCTGGATGGTGTAGGCACCGATGGTGACCCACTGGGCGAAGTTGCTCTTGCGCTTGCTGACGAACTGGTTGCCCACGTCGCCGGTTTTGCCGTCCTGGCGGAAGTAGGCCTGCTGGCTGCGGGCGGCGATATCGATACTGCCGCCGAAGTGCATCATGGCGCCATAGATGCGGTTGGTGCCGAACAGCAGCTCGTTGTTGTTCACCTGGTAGCGCAGGGTGTTCTTCAGGAAGCCATCGAGCACCAGGATCTTGTCGCGGTTCTTCTTCTTGCGCTTCAGGTAGGCCGGCGACAGCGCTTGCCATGGCGTACCGTCCGGCGAGGCCTGGCTGGCAAAGCGCTGGTCATGGGCGATCAGCAGGAACTCGCCGATATCGCGCAGCATCGGCGCCGGGTCGGCCAGCGCGGCGGCGGCCTCATTGACAACCGCCAGCGCGGCAACCGCATCGAACTCAAGCGTAACGCCGGCCATGGTCAGTCCTCGCGCCGGTACAGGCGCACGCCCTGGCGCAGCAGCTCGGCCAGGCCTTCGCGGTCTGCCTCGATATCCCAGCTCCAGGCGCTGCCGGCCAGCTCGATGACCACCAGCTGCGTCAGCTGCTGGCCCAGGTTGAAGCGGCCGAGGTAGCGGCGCAGCACCTGGGATTTGCGCAGCGGCTCGGAGTACTCCAGGCGCGTCCAGATTTCGTCTGGCTGTAACAGCGTTTCCGCCAGCAGCGGCAGCAGCTCGCCCTGGCCCTGCACGGCCGGCGCGCCGCTGGGCTCCTGGAACATGGTCGGGCCGACAGCAATGCGCTCGCCCAGGACGTCGGTGAGCAGCTCGGCGGCATCGAGCTGGGCGCCGAAGGCATCAAGCGCGCGGCGGGCGTACTCGGCATCGGTCATGCCCGCAGGCGGTAAGGTCTCGGGATCGATCACGCGCGGTACCGGCAGCGCATCCGGCGCTGGGCGGTTGGGCAGGCCAGGCGCGGCGGACGGGATCAGCTCTTCACCCAGGCGCGGTACCGGCACCTGGCTCTCCAGCCGCGACTGGCCAGGAATATGCTCGAAGCCTGGGTCGATGCCCACGGGCACCGTCACCGTGCGCGGGCCTTGTGGGCTGCGCTGGCCGATGGTGCGTTGCTCGAAGACGATCGGCGGCGCCGTGTCCGGCCCGGTCTTGCCCATGCGCACCAGGTCGTCATAGCTCAGCGCCCGCACACTGCACTGGCAGCCCCAGGCGTTGACCGGGAAGTGATACTGCCACCACGGGTCATCCCAGCGCAGCACCATGCCGTTCCAGGCTTCGTGTTCCTCTCGCGGGTACTCGACCGCATCGCTGTGCAGGTACTGCCAGTAAGGGCGCTCCTCGCGCACGGCCAGCAGCTGCTCATAGCGGCCGGCCATGTAGCTGCTGCGCATGTTGGTTTCGTAGATCACCCGCGAGCGCCAGTTGCGGCCGCCGTTGTAGCTCCAGCCGTACTTGGCGACGATGCGGTCGAAGTCCTGGCGGAACGCCTCCAGGGTTGTGCCGCCCTCGATCGCCCGCTGCACCGCCTGGTGGAAGTCGGCCACCAGGTCGTTACGGTTGGCGCCGGCTACGACGAACGCATAGTCGTTCTCGCGGCCGTATACGTCCGTCCAGCCGTTAGTAGGCAGGTTGAGTTTGCGGCGCAGGAACTCGTTCTGCTCGCGGAACGGCAGCGACGTGGCGCTAACGGCCATTGGCGGCCTCCTGGACGATGTCCAGGCGCCCCTGCAGGGCGGCAGCGGCCAGCGCCTGCGCCATGGCCTCGGCGAACTGCTCCAGGGTCATGTCCGGCAGCAGCTCGGCCAGGCCATCGCGGATCTGCTCCAGGCTTTCGGCCTGTTCCACCAGCTGGCGAATGCGCACGATCCACTGGCCGGTGATGGGCTGCAGGTCATCGTCCAGGCGCTGGGCTGCGGTGGTGGCAGGCTTTTGTGCGGTAGCTGCCGCACGCACGGCTGGCGGTTCGGGGGGCGTCGGCGCCGATGGCTCGGCCTGCAGCTGCAGCACGTCCTCTTTCTCGGCCGGCTCGGGGATGCCCACTTTCTCCTGGGCCCACTGGCGGCCGATCTTGAATCCCATCCCGACCAGCTTTGGCAGGGACTCGGCGTAGGACTTGAGATCCTCGGGTTCATCGGTGGGGAACACCAGGCGCGGGCAGCGCTTCCAGCTGTCAGCCAGGCCGTTGAGTACGGCGATCGGGTACACCAGGTCACGGCTGATCGTAGCGGCCAGCTGCTTGGCGTCGGAGTCACGCAGGTCCAGGCGCACCTCGTTGTGCACGTTGCCCAAGGCGTTGGTGTTGGTGCCATCGCCGGTGCCGCTGGTGAGCGTGCCGCCCAGGATGGCCTTGCTCTGGGTGCGCTCGCACCAGTCGATCATCAGCTTGAACGCAGCCGGGTCACCCTCGGCGGCGTTGAGGAAGTCCATCTCCATGCCGGTCGGGATGATGCCTGCCGCGCTGTGGCCGAGCTGGGCCAGGGCACGCAGCAGTGTCAGTTTCTCCTTCTCGGTGGCGCCGCCTGGGTATTTGCCCACGCGCATCGGGATGCCGTAGATCTCCAGGAACTCGGCCAGGTCGCCGACGCTGTAGTTCTTGAACAGGTACGGCCACACCAGCACGCGGAACAGCGCACTGCGCTCCAGGTAGCCGCTCTTGGACTTATGCACGTGGGTGATCCAGCCGAATGGCTGCAGGGGCTCGCCGCCCATGCTGCCGCGCAGGCGGATCTCCTGGCGGCGCTCGCCACGGGTGAGCTGGAACCAGGCCTGCGGCCGGTGATCGATCGCGCGCGGCAGCCAGTCACCGTCTACGCGGTGCCAGCCGTCGAACTCCAGGCAGGCAAAGCCTTTGCCGATGGCGTCGGTCACGTCGAACAGCATCAGCTCGAAGTCATCCAGCCCGGCCAGCAGCGACTGCAGGGCAGCGGCGGCGTCCTTCTCTTTTGCCGTGGGGTTGTCCGGCGGCACGATCTGCCACTCGAGCTGGGCGACGGCGCGGCGGCGCTTGTCCATCTCGGCGAACACGTGGCCGTCCTTCTCCTCGATGTCCTCGAACAGCTCGTATTGGGCGATCACGTCACCTTGCTCGGCCTGATCGAGGATCTGCGCCAGCTTGCTCGGCGTCAGGCCGCGCGAGGGGTGGTTGCCCACTTCGTGGTGCAGGCTGGTGATGTGGGCGGTCTGCGGCTCGCGGATCTCGGCCAGGCGGATCGGCTGGCCATCGGGGCCCAGGATGCGGGATGTGGTCACCATGCTGAAGGTTCCGGGAGAGTGAGGTCGGAGTCGTTGTCGTCGACGTTATCGAAGCCACGACTGTGGCGCGGCAGTGCGGTGAACTCGATGGCGCCGCCTTCCATGAAGCTGGCCCGCACCGCCATGGCCAGCGATACGGCGCTGTCGCCGTGGCGCTTGGCCTTGCTGTCCTGCGCCTGCAGATCCTTGGTGCGGCCCTTCTCGATAACCGGCACGCCCTTGTCCACCTTGATCGACAACAGGTCGTCGAGGCGGGTCTGGTGGCGGGCGATCTGCAGGTTGAAGGCCTCCAGCTCGCCCTTTAGCTTGGGCATCCACAGCGCATACCAGGCCAGGCTGAGTTGCACCTGGTCGACCAGACCGGCGCCGTAGCGCAGCGCTGCCTGCTCGGCCAGATACCCGCCGTTGCCGGTGGCATCGAACGCCAAGCCGCTCAGACGCGGCAGGCGATCGCAGATGTAGAACATGATCTGGCGCTGCGCCTCGTAGGTGAGGTTGCGCAGCTCGACCTCGAAGGGCACGCGCTTGCGCAGCAACGGGTCGATCTGCAGCGGCGTGAAAACCGTGAGGTCGCCACGGCGGGCAAAGTCCTCACCGAAGGTGTGGCGGTTGCGTGTGTTCAGGCGGGCCAGCTCGGGGGCTAGGTTCTCATCGCACCAGGCGCGGATCTCAGCCTCGCGCATCACAGGCGTCCATTGCTCGAAGCCTTCGGGCGCCTCATAGCGGTAGATACGGATCGAGTGGTCATTGACCATGGCCTGCTCGATCAGTACCCGACTGAGGTAGGTACCGCCCGATTTCTTCGGTACGCAGCCGTACTCCTCCTCGGCCGACTCGACGTTGGGGGCGTTCTTGTACAGCTTGTCGCGCCATTGCTTCTCGGCTTCAGGCGACCATTCCTGGTTGGTCACGTAGCAGATGCGCTTGTAGAGCCCCTGGGCGAGGGCGTCGTCCAGGGTGATGCGGTGGATCGAATAATCCTTGCGGCCTTCGCGTGCGTCCTGGATGTAACTGTTGAAGGCGTTATCCACGCCGTTGTGGGTGCTGATTAAGCGTACCTTGTTGCCCCACATGGTCAACGCCAGGGCGGCCTTGAGCAGCTCTTCCAGGGATTCATGGAACGCCGCCTCGTCGATCACCACATCGCCCTGCAGGCCGCGCAGGTTGCTCGGGCGCGAGCTGAGTGCCTGGATTTTGAAGCCGCTCTTCGGGAAGCGGATCATGTACGCCAGGATCTCCTCGCGGCGCCCGTCATCCCAGAAGGTTTGCTCGTAGACGTCGGCCTGGGCCAGCTCGTTGAAGGCGCGGGCGAACAGCGCACAGGCGCCGATGTACTCCAGCGCCATCTCCTGCTTGCTGCCCACGTAGAAGGTATTGCACCCGCCACGGCGCCGGGGCTTGGCGGCGTTGATCACGTTGCGCCCGGCCTCGGCCCAGGTCAGGCCGGTACGGCGCGACTTCTCGGCGATCATGATCTGGCTGGTGTCGTCGAACCACCGCTGCTGGTACGGCAGGAATACGCCCTCGGCTTCCGGTACTGCATCGGCCATGTCCTGGGGCACGACTACGCCATGCAGCTCCAGCTCGGCGGCGAGATCGATCTTGCGGGGCTTGGTCAGCGCCTTGAGCGCTTTGGCTTCTGGCTCACTCACTGGGCTCTTCCTTCGGCTCGATGGCGGTGCAGCGGTAAACGGTTTTACCGACGTAGAAGGCGCCAAGGCGCTCGCACTCAGCGGCCACGGTGATATGGGCATGGCGCCAGCCCAGCAGCCAGCCGATCCAGAGCAAACCGATAATCGCCAGCAGTTTCATCAGGCTTTACCCATCAGTACGCGGCGGATGCGGTCTTCGAACTCTTCGCTCATACCATCGGTACCGCGCAGTTCTTCCAGGCGCTCTTCTTGCTCCTTGAGCTGCTGGGCGCGGGCTTCTTTGGCCACGGCGTCGCGCTCCTTCCTGCTCAGGGCACGGGACTCCTGGGCGTACTTGGCCGCTCGGGTCAGATCCAGCACGTCGCCGATATCGATCTCTTCCTTCTCAAGCGCGGAATGAGAGGCGCGAGTGGCCAGCGTCGTCACGGCCTGGGCCAGCAGCGCACCCGACTTGTCGTCGAAGTTCTCGCCCAGCTCGGCCACCAGGGCGTCACTCGCCACCTGGATCTCGCGGTGGTGGCGCATGATCTCGTCGAAGCCCTTGCGGTAGCGGTGCAGTGCAGTGCGGCTCGGCACCTCTTCGCCGGGGAACTGCTCCTCGAGCACGTCCCGCATCTGGTCGAGCGTCAGCCGGTTGTCCCGCAGCATGCGGTGGATGAGGTCGCGAACCTCATCGCGCGCCTTGTCGACGCTGCTCTTGCGTGCCATGGTCAGGGCCCCGGCTTCTTGACGCCCGGTACCGAAGCGCGGCCAGCAGCCACATCGGCGCCGCGCTCGGTCAGGGTGACGACCAGGACGGAGCCGATATCTTCCACCTTCACCAGACCCTGTTCGCCCAGCCAGGTCAGTTCGCCCTTGACCTGGTCTCGGCTCGGGTGGTGCCCGAACTCGCCCAGCAGGCTGGTGATCACCGACGAGTTTGCCCGGTACTGCGGCAGCTCAGAGAGGATGCGCAGCATCACCAGGCGCTGATCCTGGCGGAGATAGTCAGCGTATTGAGTGCTCATTGCAGCCTCACTTGTTGTTCAACAGGTATTCATTCATGCGCTCAACGGCGCGGGCCAAAGGGTCGAGCGCTTTGGTTACCCCCGCGATCTCGACCTTGATCGCCTTCATGTCGCCCGCCAGCTCGGCCAGCTCGCCGGCCAGTTCGGTGAACTGGTCACTGGTGGGCAGGTGCTTCATCTGCTGCTCCAGCACCGTCAGCCGGTTGTCCTGCCCGGCCAGGCGCTGGGCCAGGGCTTCGGCCTCGACCTTCGATGAGGCCCGGCGTGCGGCCATCAGCGAAAACAAGCCCACCAGGACGGTGAACAGGAACTGGCCGAGGCGCAGCAGGTAGTCAAAATCCATTCAGCGGCGCTCCTGCAGATAATTCACCAGATCCACCAGCCGGCCAGCGCACTCGCCGTACTGGTCATAAAGCTCCTTGAGCGCCACCACGGCGGCATCGGCGCTGTTGTCGTGTGGTTCAACGGGTGGCGGGCATTGCCGCACGTACTCCGCTGGCAGCGGCCTCGGCGGCTCGACTGCGCGCGTTATCGAGCTGCTGCATGACGCCAGCATCGAACACACAGCCAGCACGCTGAGTCGCAGTAGTAGCGAGCGCATGGCGGATCTCCTTGGTGGTCTGTGCGTCCGCCTGGCGGCGTGCGCTGATGGTCTTGCCCAGCTCCTGGCTGGCTGCGTTGGCGTCGGCGATCAGCCCCTTGGTGCTGTCGATCACGCCCTCCAGGGCGTCGAGCTGGGCCTGCTGGCACGCCTCGGCTGCAGCTGCCTTGCCCTCGGCGTAGCCCAGGTCATAGGCAGTGCTTGCAGCCAGCAACCAGGTCACGGCTAGGGCGATCCCCAGCCCGACCAGGGCGCTGAGTGCAATCACGATTCGGTTGATCATCTCCGCCCCTTACGCCTGAACTTGCGCGGTAGTCGCGGTGCGTGGCGCTCGCGGGGCGGCGGCGATGCGAACAGCTCGGCGGCAGCCAACCAGTTCCGGGAGCAGGCGGCAGGCGAACTGCTGGTCAACGTGGCGAGCAGAAACAGCGTCGGGATCTTCATGGCGGCTATACCTCTCGGCGCACACGCCAGGCCCCCAGCCGGCAGCCATGTACATCGGCTCCCAGCGCAGCAGGATGGCGCGCGGGTAATGGCGGTTCTCGCGGAAGTTGGCAGCCGAGCGGCCAGCGTTGTGCCGCTCGACGGAATCGAACCAGGCCAGCGGATCGGCGCCCTTTGCCGATGCCAGACGTCGGTCACGATTCACCCAGCCATTGCCGCCGTTGTAGCCGGCCAGCACGAAGGCCCAGCGGTCACACTCGCTAACGGCCTGGTTTCGCTCGTAGAGCCAGCGGTCGAACGCCACCATGGCCCGCAGTGCCCACCCTGGGTTGTACGGCTGCGCCGGGCCCAGGCTGCGTGGGTAGATCTCGGCCATCCAGTCCGCCGTAGCCGGCATGAACTGCGCCAGGCCCTCGGCGCCCACAGGCGACCGGGCATTCACCCGCCAGGCGCTCTCCTGATGCACCTGGGCGGCGAACGTCGCCACAGGCGCCCCCAGGCCCCATTCGGCATGCGCAGCGCGCACCAGGGTGCGGCGGTGCTGCTCGGCAGCGGTGGGAATGCTGGCGGCATCGGCCGTGGGCACGATCAAGAAACCGACTGCGAACACCAGCAGGATCAGCGGCCACAGGAACAGGCGCGGCTCAACCATCCAGATGATCGCCAGGTCATTGCCGGCCTCAGCCAGCCAACGCTTGAGGCGGCTCATACTCAGAGCCCCAGCGTCAGGCCAAGGATGCAGGCCAGCACGATCAGGGCGCGCCGCAGCCATGCACCAACGATATGGATGCCGCCGATGCACTCATGGGGCCGCGCTTCGGTCAGGAACACCGCACGGTCGATGTAGTAGCCCAGCACGGCACCGAGCGTTACCAGGCTGGCTTTGTACAGCACCACCTGCAACTGCTCAGGGCGCACGAACCAGATCGCGACCAGCAGCAGGATGGAGATAACAGCGAAAACGGTCATGCGCGGCAGGAGGCGGCGCTTGGGCTTGTTCTGGCAGGCAGTGGCCATGGGGTGCGCTCCGAGGTTGGCCAATCCCTGGCCGTTGCTGTGCTAATAAGTGCCGGTCTTAAACGGCAGAGATCACAGCTTCGCCTCGCGCGCGCGGGGAGTAATTTGGACGCGGCAAAAACAACTAGGGCGCCATTGCGGCGCCCCGTTGCTAGCTCACTTCATCTGGATAGGTCAGCGCCCAACTGCATGCGCAAAACGGATGACCACAGGGAGGAATCCTTTTCAGCACTTCATCAGTCACAGCGAGCACCTGCTGATCGACAGCACCACACGGCGGCGGCTCACCATCTCCCGCATCAGCAGAGACAAGGATCACATGGCCCATAGCCTCAGCCAGTAAGGCTCTTATCTGTCCGCGCCGGTAAAGCTTATGGGTAGCAGACATGAACCAGGAATACAGCGCTTCGAGCAGATCATCGACGTGTGGCGGCTCCCCCAGGCGCTCTGTGATAAGAACCCTCCCTTTCGGCCAATCCCAAGATTGACCATGAAGGACAGCCCCCATTCCTCGGGTGAACTCGCGTTGGATGCAGTTTTTGGCTTGCAGCCTCAACGCCTCCTTTTGCATTGCAGCCTTCAACTCGACTGAGGCCGTGATTTCGCTAGCGATACGCTGCCAGGCGGCCAAAGCAAAAGCCTGCGGAATCGGATCAAGCATCATGAATCACTGCCCCATGATCAGCTGATACCGCCGCTGGTACTCCTCGTAGCTCAGCCCGGGCGTGTTCTGCAGCTCCTGTAGCTGCTGCTCTTTACTGGCGCCCTGTGCAGCAGCTGGCTGTGAAGACGGCTCCCGCGTTGGGACTGCCTGCCACTTCGTAGGGCTAGGCGCGCCCGGCCCAAGCGCTGAGAGAATGCGCTCCTCGACCACGCCCTTTGAGTTGCACTCAACACGGGTACTTGAGTAGTCCAGCGAGTTGAACCGGGTCTCCACGAATCGACTGTTGACGGTGACCTTCTGCGCACTGCCTTGCGGGCGCACCAGGATGTTGATGCTGGCATAACGAGCAATGGGCTTGAGAAGGCCGGGAGAGCCACAGTCGGCCTGGCCTTCGTCAAAGGTGACCGCCTCCGCGAAGATCACACCGCTATCCTTGGCGAAGCTCTTCAAGGGGATATTCCGCTCGGCCAAGTAGCTAATCAGCCCAGACCACACCGTTTCATAGCTCTGATTAACCAGCCGGCTCCGCTCAACATCGTATTGCTTAGGTGCCGTGCCACATCCCGTGATCAAGCCTGCGACCAACACGGCCGCTACAGACATCCGCATCATTCCATTATCCCCACGCACGTTAATCATCATTCGCCGCTGTGGCGTCTTTTTCTTTGCAACGTCCTTTGCACCCGCGCAAGTCCCTGCCCATTCGATTAACGCCTGCGGCGCAGTTCGGCCTCAATCGTGTCGATATACGCCTGACTATCCCTCATAAGCCGTCCTTCGACCCGGCGAATCCGCATCATCCAGGTCGTCAGAATGGCCATGAGAACAATCAAGGGAGCTAGCACATAGGGCATGGTTTGCGGGCCCAGGCGCCACAACCACCCACTGAGCAAACCGATAGCCATCAGCACAAGCATTAGCATCAGAAGCAGGCAGGGCGCATTCAGCCAGAAGCCACGCCAGCCGCTCCACCACTGCGCCTTCCAATGAGCCAAATGGCTGAGCAATTCGGAAACCGCCAGATCCCCCCAGGTGCGCGTCCTTTCCTGCGGGTGAAACACGATCTGGGTACCGCCCAGCGAGATGTTTCCAGAGTTATTACCGCCTACCGTGATCGAGATCGAGCGTTCCTTTCCATCCTTGGGCAGCGCGTCAATCTCCTTACCCAACAGCTCGGAAAGCCTCTGCAGATCATCTTCCTTCACATCTCACTCCTTATGCGCCGTGCGCTAACGGTTCACAACCAACTTCAAAATCCGCTCAACCTTGGGCTCATCCAGGGCGGGCTCATCTGCCAACACGTTGTAGACCTCTGCCGCAACCATCACCAGCCGGCTTGCCGGCCAACGGCGCCCGGCCTGCGCGGCGTGGGCCTCAAGCAGGTCAAGGATGCGCGCGAGTCGTTTTGAATCAATCTGCGGCAAGGCAGCAGAGTTCGTGACCGGATTTTCGTTTTCAGTCATATGTCTCGACGTCGAGACATATGACTGTTTGGTCACATTGTGCGCATGCTGCCCGGTCAGCACGTATAGAACATCCACACCCGCTTCAGCGACAGCTGCCAGATAGGCCGCGTCCGGATGCCTCTCGTCCTTCTCGTAGTTGATCTGGGCGCGCTTCTGCACCCCACCAACCTCGGCGAATGCTGGCTGGTTCAGACCCAACCGTTCTCGCTCTTCCCGTAATCGTTCACCAATGGTGCTCAATTGATCACCTAATGCTTGACAGGTGCACGAATGGGCACCATCATCAGCCCAACAAAACACAAACATCATTCAGTAACCAAAAAGGAGCCACCGCCATGGCTACCCAGAAGGCACTGACCCCTGACCAGGTCAAACAGCGATTCCGCCAGCGCGGCATCACCATCACCCAGTGGGCCGAAGAGCACGGCTACAAGCGCAACGCGGTGTACCGCGTACTCAACGGCTTCGACAAAGCCAACTACGGCCAGGCCCACGAAATCGCCGTGGCCCTCGGCCTCAAGTCCGGCGAGCCAGTCGCCGCTTAACCCCACCAACCACAACAGCAGCGAGGGTCACCGCCATGACCGACAAGCCGCAACTTATGACCGAGGAGATCGAAATGATCCCCCATCCTATGGACGCCTGGCGCGCCGCGCTCAACGCGCTGATCGCCTGCGCACCGGGTGACAGTGCCGCCATCGCCGTACACCTGGCCGAAGCCCGCCAGCAGGCCCTGGTGTTCGTCGACCGCACTGCTGCCACCGAAGGCACCCGCCAGCTGGTCGACCGCCTGATGCTGATTGGCGCCGGCCGCATCGTCGGTGATCGCCTGCTGGCACAAAGTGCCCCTGCAACTGTTGCCGCCCTCAACCGCCGCGTTACCGGCCGGCTGACCGTAGTGGTCAACGGCACGGACTACGACGTATCCGCCATGCCCGGCGTGATGGTGGGCGACATGATCCGCGTCGATCCCAACAACATGCCGCCGGTGCTCAAACGTGATGCCTTCGGCCTCGGTTATGAGCAGCAAAAGGTGCACCTCCTGGCTGCCGCCACCCGCGCCAACGGCAAGTGCCTGCTGACTGACCGCGAGGCTGAAATCATCAGTCAGGATCTCGTGGCAGGCGTTCGCCAACACCGCGCAGAACCTCAGTCATCGCCATCAAGCTGCGCTGCCACTGCGGCTCAGAACGGGCAGTGCACATCGCATCAAGGTCAGCGCAAAGCTCATCAATGTGCAGTTGCTGCCCCTCTGCCAAGTATCGAACCAGCACCACTAGAGCCGCCCGCGTCGCCGCAGTCTCCATCTCGTGCTGCTCACGTAGCTCAGCGATTTCTCGCCGTAGATCCTGATCGCTCATAAGCGTTCTCCGTTGGTGAATGTACCCCAACAGACTGGCCCGTTGGTAACGACATTGCCAAGGGTGAAACAGAGTTTTTGATTGGAAGCCGCAGCAGACGGCCCAAAGGAGCCCCATCCAATGATCCGCCGCAATTGGAAACACTGGGTACCGCGCTCGCCCGCTGAGGCTATGAGCGGCTGCGCCGAGCATGCAATGCAGCGCCATAACCGCGGGATCGAGCGGCTTGCCACAGACCATCTGTGCCAGAACAACGCCAGCTCGCTCTACAAGTGGATGGGCAATGGCCGCCTGCCGCTGACCATGGTGCTGCCATTGGAGAAAGCCTGCGGCCTGCCGCTGATCACCCGCTACCTGGCCGCCGCCCACGGCAAGTTGCTGGTCGACATCCCGGTGGGCAAGGCCTGCAACGCCAGTGACCTGCAGCAGCTCCAGGGCGTGCTGCACAACGCCACCGGCGCGTTGATGGCCTTCTACGACGGCAAGCAAACCGCCGAGCAGACCCTGGATGCCATCCGCGCCGGCCTCGAATCCCTCGCCTGGCACCACGGCAACGTCGCCCAGGCGCAAACCCCTCAACTCGACTTTGGAGTGGCTGACGATGAATAAGGCCATCGATATCCGCGCGCTGCTGCGTCGCCTGGACGAACAGGCCCTGGAGCAGCTTTGCCAGGAGGTTACACGCCTGGACGAAGAGAACGCCCGCCTGCGTGCCGAGCTGGCCCGCATGGAGGAGAGCGCCGAAGGCTGGCGTGACGAGGCCATGAGCCTGCACGAGCAATTGGCGACGGCCCTCGGTGGCCAGCCCGGCATCAACCAATCCGGCGCCCTGGTCGTCGTCCCGATGGAGCGCTGCGCATGACCACCAAACGCACCAACGACAGCGCCCGGCGCGTGCTGCGCGTACTCAACGCGCTGCGCGGCCACACCCTCACGGGCCTGAGCAACACCGAACTGGCCAAGGGCCTGGGCGAGAGCCCGGCCAACATCACCCGCTACATGGACACCCTGATCGAGGCCGGCTACGCCACGCGCCTGGATACCGGCCGCTTCGCCCCCAGCATCGCCTTCTTGAAGTACGCCATGGCCACCGCCGAGGAGCTGCAGCGCGGCCAGGCCCGTATCACTGAAATCCAGGCGCGCATCAGCGCCCATTAACAACAGGAGCACCACGATGAACTACAAAAAACTGGCCCAGCACCTGCTACGCGGCGGCGACCGCCACAGCAGCGTCTATGTGGATGGCCTTTGCGCCGCGCTCAAGCTGCGCATCGAAGGCGAGCCCACCACCGTCAACTACCCGCAGGGGAGCCTTGAGTTCGACGCCTACTATTACGGCTGCCGCCGTGGCGCCGACGAGTTCCGCAATGCCCTGGTCGAAGCCAATGGCAACCGCACCGAGGCCATCGAACGCCTGCGCGAGCTGGCCGGTGATCTGGCGCGGAGGGCTGCCTGATGGCTCGCAAACCCAACACCACCATCGAGCTGGCCAGCGACGATCAACAGCAGACCGAAACCCTGCTGGCTCGGCAGCGCCAAGTGGCCACGCTCAACGCCGAACATGACAACCAGGTGCGCGCCGTGGCTGCGCAGCTGGGCTACCAGCTGCCGGCCGACTGCACCGACCCGGACCTGATCCAGCGCGATATCGCCGCCAATATGCGGCGCAGCGTCGAGGCCTGCCTGGAAGTCGGGCGTGGCCTGCAGGTGCTGAAGCTGGCGTGCCCCCATGGGGAGTTCGTAGAGCGCCTGGATACGCTGGGCCTCGATAGAAAGGTGGCCGTCAAATTCATGACCTCCGCCGCCAAGTTCGCCAGCCTCGGCAGCGACTCAGCCCTGACCAGGGCTCTGGGCAACCAATCCAAGCTGTTCGAGATGCTCGTCCTGGATGACGAGCAGATCGAAGAACTTGAACTCACCGGCCATACGGGCGAGCTGAGCCTGGACGACGTGGCCACCATGTCCGTTAAAGAGCTGCGCGCCGCGTTGCGCGAGGCCCGCGAGGACAAGAAGGCCCAAGGCCGGGTGATGGCCGACAAGGACGCCAAGATCAACGAGCTGTCCACCCAGCTCGCCAAGAAACCTCTCGTCGAGGTCAAGCCGCTGGACGAGCAGCTCAAGGAGCTGCGCCTGGAGGCCACGGCCAAGGCCGGCGCCGCCGAGGCGGCTATCAGCGGCGCGCTGTACCCGGCTATTCACCTGCTGATGCAGCACGAAGGCGCCGAGCAGCGCGTGTTTGCCGCCGGCCTGCTGGCCCAGGTGGAGCAAGCGCTGCTGGAGATCCGCGCGGAGTACGGCATCGACGCCGCTCCGGTGGCCAGCGCAGCGCCGCGCTGGATGCTCGACGGCGCTGACGATGAAGTCGCCGCTGCCCTGGCTGCCGAGCAGGGAGCCTGACCCATGAGCGCCGTGATGACCCAACGCCTAGTGGATCTGGCCCGCGATATCGAGCGCGCCCCGCACGGCAGCAAAACCCAACTGTGCAAGGCCGCAGCGGCCGACCTGGGCATCACCCTCGCCACCGTTTACCGCAAATTGCAGGAGGTCACCGTGACCCCATCACGCAAACGCCGCGCCGATGCCGGTACATCGGCTCTGGAGCGGCACGAAGCGGAGCTGATCAGCGCCGTGATGATCCAGTCCATCCGCGACAATGACAAACAGCTCAGCACCCTGGAGCGTGCCGTGGAGCGGCTACGCAGTAACGGCCACATCGTTGCAGGCCGGGTGGATACCGACAGCGGGGTGATCACGCCGCTGTCGCTCGATGCCATCGCCCGCGCCCTGCGCGCCTACGGCCTGCACCCGGATCAGATCCTGCGCCCGGCGCCTGCCGTGGAGCTGGCCAGCCTGCACCCCAACCATGTGTGGCAGATCGACGCCTCGATCTCCACCCAGTTCTACCTGGCCGACGACGGCGCCCGCACCATGCCCAAGGCCGAGTTCTACGACGGCAAGCCAGAGAACCTCAAGCGCATCGAGAAGCAACGCCTGTGGCGCTACGTGATCACCGACCACACCAGCGGCACCCTCTACGTGCATTACGTGCTGGGCGCCGAGAGCGCCGAGAACCTCTGCCATGTGCTGATCAGCGCCATGGTCAAGCGCGGCGAGCATGACCCGTTCCACGGCGTGCCGTTCATGATCATGACCGACCCCGGCGCGGCGATGACCTCCTCGATGTTCCGCAACCTGTGCCGGGCGCTGTCCATCGAGCTGATCATCAACAAAGTCGGCAACGCTCGCGCCAAGGGCCAGGTGGAGCAGGCCCACAACATCGTCGAGCGTGAGTTCGAGTCTGGCCTGCGCCTGATGGACAAACCCAGCACCCTGGAGGCCATCAACGGCCTGGCCGGGCGCTGGATGCGGCACTACAACGCCACCGCCATCCACACCCGCCATCGCCGCAGCCGCTACGGCCTGTGGATGACCATTGCCGCCGAGCACCTGCGCATTGCCCCGCCTGCCGAGGTGTGCCGTGAGCTGGCCATCGCTGCGCCCGAGAAGCGCAAGGTCACCGCCAAGCTGCGCGTGCCGTTCCGGGGCGCGGAGTACTGCATCGCCAGCGTGCCGGGCCTGATGGTCGGCGACACCGTGCTGATCACCCGCAACCCGTTCCGCGACGAGAGCAGCGCCCAACTGGTCGTCACCGGCGCCGATGGCCGCGAGCACTTCCACGTTGTCGAGCGTGTTGAGAAGGACGACTACGGGTTTGCCGCCAACGCCGCCACCCGCCGCGAGATCGGCGCGGGCTACAACGCCTTGGCCGAGACCCAGACCGAGCAGACCAAGAAGGTGCTGGATCAGATCGCCACCGGTACCGACAGCGTGGAGGCTGCCGAGCAGGCCAAGAAGGCCAAGGTCACCCCATTCAGCGGCACCATCGACCCGTTCAAGGAACAAGCCAACACCAGCCTGCCGACCTACATGCCCAAGCGCGGCACCGAGCTGGAAACCCGCGTCACCGTTGCCACCGTCGAGATCAAACCGCTCACCGTCATCGAAGCCGCCAAGGCCCTGCGCGCCCGCATGGGCAGCGCCTGGAACGCCGAGCACCTGGCCACGCTGAAAGCCGACTATCCCAACGGCGTACCCGAAGCCGAGCTGGATGCCATCCACACGCGCCTCACCGCGCCTGCACGCCCAGGCCTGCGCCTGGTTGGGGGTGAGTGATGCAAGGCCTCAAACCGCTATTGGCCCGCCTCAAGCAAGGCCAGGCCACGCTGGCCAGGGCATTGAAGCTGAGCCCGGCAGCCATCGCGCAACTGATCAACCACGGTCAATGGCCCAAAAGCCTCGACCAGGACGAACTGTGGGGCCGCATCAGCGACTGGCTCTACGAAAACGGGGCGCAAGACAGCGACATCGCCGCCCTGGAAGAAGAGATGGAGCCTGCGCGCGCCAACGCGCAGGCCCCTGCAACCCCGGAAAACAATCACGAAACCCAGGAGTGCCCCGACATGCTAATGGCTAAACAAACCCCGCGACCAGACACCAAGCGCGCCTTTGGCTTGATGACCGACCCATTCGGCGATCTGCGCAGCGCCGAAGACATGTACTTCAGCGGCGATATCCGCTACATCCGCGAGTCGATGTACCAGACGGCCCGGTTCGACGGCTTCCTTGCCGTGGTAGGCGAATCCGGCGCCGGCAAGAGCACCCTGCGCCGCGACTTGTCTCACCGCCTGCGCAATGAGCCAGTCATCACCATCGACCCATTCGTCATCGGTATGGAGGCCAGCGAGGTAAAAGGCAAAACGCTGAAGGCGACCCACATCGCCGAAGCCATCATGTACGCAGTGGCGCCACTGGAGACACCGAAGTCCAGCCCCGAAGCGCGTTTCCGCCAGGTGCACACCACCCTCAAGAACTCGTTCGCGGCCGGCAATCGTCACGTGCTGATCATTGAGGAAGCCCACGCAATCCCGGTACCCACGCTCAACCACCTCAAGCGCATGCGTGACCAGTTCGAGGAAGGTTTCGACAAGCTGCTGTCCATCATCCTGATCGGCCAGCCCGAGCTGCTGAAGAAGCTGAGCCCACGCAACGCCGATGTGCGTGAGGTTGCCCAGCGCGTCGAGATCGCCATTCTGCAGCCCATTCCCAAGGCCGACGTCGAGCAGCACCTGGCGTTCCGCGTCGGCCGCGCCAACAAGAAACTGGACGAGCTGATCGACCAGGGCGGCATCCACGCCATCGTCGAACGGCTCGGCAGCTCGGGTAAAGACGGCAGCAGCCAGCTCTACCCGCTGGCCATTGGCAACCTGTTCAACGCCGCCCTCAACCTCGCCGCCGAGATCGGCGAAAGCCGTATCACGGCTGATGTTGTGAAGGGGGTGTGAGTCATGGCCACAGCCAACGTCATCCCGCTCAGCGCCAAGGTCGCCGCCGAGATCTCCATCCAGCACGCGCTGCCCATGTGCACCGTGCTGACCCCTGAACTGGCCGACAAGTTGCGCGCCCTCAACGACATGACCCGCCGCCTGCGCGCGGTGGGCGTGCGCATCGAGGCTGCATCGCCGCTCGACGGCAAGATCTTCATCAACGCCGAAGACTCCGACCAGCTCGCCGCATCGTTCAAGCACGAATGGCGCAGCCCGAGCTGGAGCACCAAGGGCGTCCACACCATCAACAGCGTCCGCCTCGGCGGCTGCTACGTCTGCTGGCTCACGCCGGCCAAGGGGCTGCCGTCATGAGCGCCAAACCGATTACCGCAAAGATGTTGGCTCAGCGGCTTGGCACCGTTGCCCGTGAACTCGGCTGCGAGACTGACGCCATCGAGGTGCATGCCAGCATCGCGGGCGTCCGCATTCCGCTGCACAGCACCACCTTCCAGGTCGACGACGACGGCACGCTGCTCTTTCTCAACGGCCTCGAGAGCTTCCTCGACACCATGCGCGCCGAGATGAAGGAAATGGAGCAGTGCCTGCAGAACGAGAGCCAGCACTACAACCAGCTCCACATGGCGCTGCACCACCTCACCCAGACCAGCAACCTGCTCTGCACTCAGATCGCTGTGATGTGCGAGGCCCACATGGCCGGCGATAACGCGCTGGTCATGCGCCAGGTCGAGCAGTTCACCCAGGCCTACCGCGCCAACCTCAAGCCCGCTGATGGGAGGGTGCATTGATGAACAGCATGACCAAGTCCGCCGTACAGCTAACCGTCGAACGCCGCCTGCGCGAAGCCCTGGAGCTGCTCAAACGCAGCGCCGGCTACGCCTCGGCCTATCCGACCATCGGTGGCCACAAGCTCAACGACGAGATCTGCCGTTTCCGCGAGGCGGTACAGGCCGAACTCGAAATCAATACCCAACAAGCCGAGGAAGAAACCCATGGCTGAGCAAATCCAAGTCCCTGAAGGCTTCCGCCTGGACGCCCAGGGCCGTCATGTACCCGAATCCATGATCAAGCCGCTCGACCTGATGCGCGACGAGCTGGTGATGGCCATCGTCGGCAAGACCCAGGAACTCAACCAGGCCCTGGCCGACTTCAAGGCCAAGGTGTTCGGTGAGGTTGACGCCCTGGTGGCAGTCGCGGCCGACGAGTACGGCGCCAAGCTGGGCGGTGCCAAGGGCAACGTCACGCTGTTCAGCTACGACGGCCGCTTCAAGGTGGTGCGGGCCAAGGCGGACAACATCCGCTTCGACGAACGCCTGCAGGGCGCCAAGGCGCTTATCGACGAATGCCTGCAGGAGTGGGTGAAGGGCTCGCGCCCCGAGATCATCACCCTGATCAACGATGCCTTCAAAGTCGACCAGGCCGGCAACATCCGCACCGGCAGCGTCCTCGCACTGCGCCGCCTGGAGATCACGGACAAGCGCTGGACCCGCGCCATGCAGGCTATCAGCGACGCCGTCACCGTGGTCACCACCAGCTCCTACGTCCGCGTGTACGAGCGCGTCGGTGATACCGACCGGTACGAACCCATCAGCCTCGACATTGCGAAGGTGTGACCATGGACCAGGATCGCATTCTCGAAAAAATCAAGAAGTGTCTGGAGATGGCCAAGGGTAAGGGCTCCAACCCTAACGAAGCCCAGATTGCCATGCGCCAGGCTCAGAAGATGATGGAGGCCTACAAGCTGGAGATGGGCGACGTCCTGGCCAGCATGGCGGGCGAAGCCAAGGTACCGGCCGGCTCCGATGGCGAGCCACCGGCCTGGCGCACCCGCCTGGCCGGCGTCTGCGCCGATGCATTCGGCACTCACTTGATCATCACCACCCACTGGCTGGAGCCGGCCGGCTTCAAGTTCATCGGCTGCGGCGCCGCACCGGAGCTGTCCGGCTACGCCTACCAGGTGCTGGAGCGCCAGCTGCAGAAGGCCCGCAAGGAGTTCCTCAGCACGCAGAAGCGCTGCAAACGCTCGACCAAGGTAGCGCGGGGCGATGCCTTCGCCCATGGCTGGATCGATGCGGTGTACCTCAAGGTTCAGGAGTTCGCCGGGGTCGAGGACAACATCGCCGAGGCCATCCAGGCGTATATGGCCAAGCATTATCCGAACTTGGGTCAGGCCAAGATGAAGCGCCGCAAACTCAAGGCCCGTGACGAGGTGGCCAGCGAGGCGGGCTATCACCAGGGCAAGAAGGCCCAACTGCACCAGGGCCTTGGTCATAAGCCTTTGGCCCGTTTGACTCAGGGGGTGTGAGATGGCAACCAACACCACAGTAGAGGTCTTCGTACATCTGGATCACTCCGGCTACAGGACCAAAACCATCAAGGGTAAGAAGGCATCCTGCACCTATGACGCCAAGCTGGCTGTTGAGCGGCTGGCCGACAAGCTCTTCCCTGACTTCCATAAAACCATTGAGCGTCAGCCGTGCTCGCCTGTCGGCCGGCTGCACAGCAAATGGTTGATCGTTCCAGGGGAGGCCATCCGATGAGCCACCCAATATTCAGGGACGCACCGTCCACCGACATGACCAAGCCCCAGGAGCGTCAAGACGAGCTGAATGCGCAGATCGCTGAGTTTCTGGCCAAGGGCGGCGAGATCAAGGCCTATGACAACCTCTGCCGCCCGGTCGAGAGTGGCCCGTGGCGCTCGAAGTCGATCAACCCCGAGCAGCAGCTGCCCGTCCAGGCTGAGCCGATCAAGGCTAAGCCGGCAACTGTGGTAAAGGCGAAGCCGGCGCCCGTTAAGACGGAGGTGCAGCTGGTGCAGACCGAGCGCGGCGAGTTTCGGCTGGCGGAGATTCCGGTACCGGCCTCGATCGCTGCAAGCCCCGACGACGTCTGGAAGCGCCTGCGCAATGACATTGCCGCCACCAAGCGCCGCCTGGACAGGCTCGGGAAGAAGGTGACCGGTCAATGAGCATCTCGAAAGGCGTACTCAGCAAGATCCACATTGCCAAGGGCCAACTGGGCATGGATGACGAAAGCTACCGCGCACTGCTGCGCCGCGTAGCTGGCGTCGAGTCCTCGAAAGACCTCAACCAGCGCCAGGCCGGGCGGCTGATGGTCGAACTGGAGCGCCTGGGCTTCAAGCCGAAGCCCAGCAGCAAGGCAGCAGGCAAACCGCACAACGCCAAACAGCTCGGGCCGCGCATCGACAAGATCGAGGCCCAGCTCGCTGATATGCGCCTGCCGTGGGCCTATGCCGACGCCATGGCGTTGCAGATGTTCAAGGTTCAGCGGGTGGCCTGGCTGAAAAAGGCCGAGCACCTCGACGCCTTGATCGCTGCTCTGCACGTCGAGCAGGAGAAGCGCCAGTTGCTCGACCAGGTGGAAACCCTGTGCAAGCGCCTCGGGGTGGACACTCCAGAACGCCTGGAGGGTTTGGAAGAGCTACCCGAGGGTTGGCGCAGGCAGCGTCCAATCCTCAAGGCCCTGGTGGATGCCCTGAATGCAGCGGTCAACGCGCAGGAGGGCGACTGATGCAGCTGCAATGCCCTTGCTGCGGTGAGCAGTTTCCGATCGAGGCCGGTTTCGCAGACGCAGACGGCAAGAAGCTGGCGGCGCTGCTCGCTGGCCTCGATCCGAAGCTGGGCCGGGCGGTGCTCAACTACCTGCGCCTGTTCAGCCCGGCCAAGCGCGGCCTGCGCATGACCCGCGCCATCAAGCTGCTGGAGGAGCTGCTCGACCTGGTCAACGCCGGCACCGTGCAAAAGGACGCCCGCACCAACGATTCGAAGCCCGCGCCGCCCAGGATCTGGACGGCCGGCATCGAGCAGATGCTGATCGCCCGCGATCGCCTGTCGCTGCCGCTGGAGAACCACAACTACCTGCGCGCGGTGGTCTACGGCATCGCCAGCGACCCCGTCCAGGTGCAAGCCGCCGTCCCGGCCAAGCCGGCACGCGCAGTGGCCACCACGCAACAGATCCTGCAGGACGCCCTCGGCCGCATCGAAGCCGATCGCCGCCTGGGCCTTATTAATGAAGAGGAAGCCGAACGCCGCATCGCAGCGGCAAGGGGGAACGCATGAGCGCAAAGCCAACAGCGATGGCGGAGAAGCGCCACGAACTACTCAGCGATATCGCCGACCACGTTGCGGCAGTTGTTGCAGAGCACGGGGTCGATGCGGCGATCGCCGAGCAGGCCGGCGCGGCGGTGGTCGAGCATCTGTCCAATACCTGGGCGGGAAGCTGCGTCACGTTCCCGAAGGACTTCCGCTGGCGTATCACTCAGCGGGATCTGGAGATCCTGGGCAAGTTCAACGGCCGCAACCACCACGCGCTGGCCGTTGAATACGACATGACAGAGAATGCGATCTACAAGCTGCTGAAGAGAACGCAGGACAGGAAGTTCGACCGCGACCAGCACAAAATCGACTTCGGCGACGGCCTTTAACCACGGCCGTCGCCGTTTCACCTACGGCAAGAGCTTTACAAAACCCATCCCGCTATTTTCCCCTTCGTTCCTTTATATCCCGCCTTTATCGCGCTTTCCCTGTGTTATTTTTCTCAAGCCTGCACACTCGTCGGCACGTCGGATGGCCAGACTGTACGGTTGAATGCGACACAGGCTGTCGCATGCTGGGAGCATTCTGTCTCCGATTACCTGACCATGGAGACTCAGCTATGAAGACCTATTCCGCTTTCCTTCAGCGCGTAATCCCTAATGCGGGACCTCGCGCCAATTTCAAGACCACAGTGCAGGCCGTGAGTTCCGAAATGGCTCGCATCACAGCCGAAGCCCAATACCCGGGCTACAAATGCGCCAACGCCCCCGTGCCGGTACGCTGAAGTGTCCAAGCCACACTTCGGCAAATTGGGGCCTGGAGACCATCTTTATTACCAGTACCATTTGGTAAAGACGACCCAAACGATCAACATCATCCCAATCTCAGCCTACGACTACACCGAGCACTCAGTTAGCTGCACCGAGCAAAACAAGCCGAAGACACTAAATGGCCGTTTCTTTTTTCTGTGGATCGCATTCAACGCTGCCTACGCCACCGATATCGTCGAGCAGCAGCGATTATCCGAGCGGGAAACCTTCAAAGCCTT